AAAGTAGGTTTTTCATAAAAGTTCTATCTTTTTTTGACAAATTTTGAATAATTTCTAATATATTTTTTGGTATAGAAACCTGTGTATGGCCTTTAAATCTAACCATAAGAGCTTTATTTGATTTGTTTCTAAGCTCTTTTTTTAGGGTTTCTTTATCATAAAAATAAACTTTCATTGTTGTTCTTCAGGTGGCATAGCTGCCTGTGCCTGCATCTGTTGTTCTAGTTGCTTACGTCTTTCTATTTCTATTTCCTGATCTATTTGGGCTATTTCCTGATCTGTCATTTTGAGAATATTCTTACGAATATAATTTGTAGAATAGAATGTTCCTGTGAAATTCGCCATTACATTCAACATTTCTACCTTTTCACGAAGAATTTCATTTTCCTTTAGATCATTAAAATAGGAATCTCTATTGAAATTAAAGATGATATCCTGTGATATTTTTTCCCAATCATTCTGAGTCAAAATACCTTTAAGAATGCATTGTTTCTTTAACAATTCTAAGAAAAGATTTGCAAATTTATGGCGCATTCTTTCTATGAATTTATAGAATTTAACCTCATCTCTAGTGATTTCTGAGGTTCTACCCATATTGAAACCAGTAGAAGTTTCAAGACGAGAGATGGGGACATTCAAGGCTCTATAGAGTTTTCTTTGAAGATACTCAACATCTTCCATTTGACCAAGATTTTGACCACCATCAAGAGTGGTTATTTCGGTGCTACGGTTTCCTTCTTTTCTTGGAATCCAGTAATCCTCAAGCATCGAAAGATGACTTCTATCGTCTTTAATCTCACCAGTTTTTTGATCGTAGATTAATCTATTTCGATAACGATTCATGAGTTCTCTCATGTATTGTTCGGCCTTTTGTTTTGGTAAAGAGCCAACATCTACATAAAATACTCTTCGTTCTGGTGCTCTAGACATTCTATAAATTACAACAGCATCCTCTATTTGTCTAAGCATGTTTAGAGGACGTATGGCTTTGTGTAAATAGCTAATTACTCTTTTGCTCGCATGATCAACAAGACCAGAAGTGGCATAAGCAACAGAGTCTGGAGCTATTTTCATACCAATATTTGAGGTTGGTAAAATAGAATCTGGATCTACATCTGTATACACATAATATTCATCAATTTTTTTAACAATTGGAGTCTGCATTCCATTAATTATTTGATTTTCTCTCTCCACTTTTCTTACTTTTCGCATCTTAAGTGGATCAATTGGTCTTAATTCCTGTATACCCTTTTCCGGTCTATTAATATCAATCAGACAATGATAATACAGCCTACCATCGATATACCATCGTCTGAAAATTTCATATCCATTATTTGAAAAATTTAATAATTTTAAGATGTTTTTATATTCTATAAACATCTTAGATTTGATATTTTCAGATAATGCCACTTGATCTAGATTCAATTCTATGCATTTTTTGGTATCGTCAAAAACAATAGAATCATTTACTATATCTTCAATGGCCAAGTCAACTTCTGGATATAACGACATTGATCGATACTGCTGAATAAGAGCATTTTCATCTCTATATTGAGCACCGAAATCAAATACAGTTGATAAGAAACCACCCGCATCGACTACGACACTTCCATCGTAATCGTCGGGTGGAACAAAAGACGGTGTTGTTTTTTGATCATCTACAGTTGACTGTAAAGGATCATTTTGTTTTTTACCGAATAAAAAGCCAAATAAATTTAAGTCCATAATTTATATATGTCATAATCCTGCTGCTGCTGTTATTGGTTCCCAATAATCGAATGACATACTTACAGTAAATTCAACAAATGTATTTTCAGTATCATAAGATAAATCTACTGGTGAAATTTCTGTAGGGAAACAATTAATTAACTTAATATGTTTGCTATAATTTCCTGGAAGCTGTCCTGGTTGACCAGATCTTGAGGTTTGGATATCATCATAATATAAGTCCCAATTAGTAACTACATTATAGTTGATTTGATGGGTATCTCTCGCATCCATTCTATCGATCCATCTTTCAAAAGCAGCTTTGAGATTATGATTTGATTTCTTACCAGCTGCTTCGTATATAACAATTGCCCAATCACCGTAAACTCTTTCACCAGAGAATTTAACAGGTCTTCCTTGCCACATAACTGGAATTTGACCTATTGCACTTGGTGGGGTTTGGGTGGCTTTGCAATATATTGTTTGTACTGTATCTAAATTAAGATCAGTACCTATTCCTGGTGGAAAGGTAAAATTAACCATAAAACGGTTTTGTCTTACCCCGAAGAAATTATTTCTAAAATCCGATAATCCGTTTGCCATATTTACTCCTTATTGATATCAAAGAGTATCACTTAAATCTTTATTAGTTATAGTGATTTTTACAAAATTAACTGAAGGAATTGGTTGAATTAAAACATCTGCGACAAATTCTTTTGCAGCGATTACAGCAGCAGTATTATTTGATTCGTCACAAATTATTTTGTATGCATTAATTCCTTTTAGTGATTGAACATCTCTTAAAATAGAATCTGCGGAATTCGTAAATCTATTTCTTGTTAAAGAATCATTTTGCTCGAATAGAATACCCCTAGCGATAGGTGTTAAAGCTCTCTTCAAGTAGATTACCAATCTAGAAATATTAATTGAACTTAGTGAGGATGTAGAACTTGCATAAGTTTTATCCCCAAAAAGAATAGTTCCCTCACCAACGAATGTTGCAACTGGATTTACTTTATTATCATAAAGATTATCTTGTTGTGTTTCTGTTATGTTTTGTGTTAGGGAAACAACATTTAGAATTTGACCTCTTCTAGTTCCAGCTGGAGAGAACCATGGATAGGAAACACGATCTGTTCTTGCCAAGCAACCAGCGACATCGGCGGCTAAAGTTGTTTTAACCAAAGTAGCACCATCACCAGAAACATTTAATTGATTTTTCTGGCCGTATACAAAGCATCCAAATTCAGGTGAACTTAATCCACTAAGAGCGGCTGGATTTCCTAAATTTGTTGCATTTAAGTTTACGCTCGCATCTTCTGATAACAGACTGAATACACCAAATGCTGGTGCTTCTTTTGCCACTCTGTGATTGAAGAATGCTTTGGTTTGTTCTCTGGATCCAGTAATACCCTCAAAGATAACATCTACATCAAGACTAAAGAATCCAGATAAACCAGCAGAAGCATTATTGAAACCAACATAACATGGTGCTCCATATTGTAAGAAATTATAAACAGCATACCATTCATCTGTCCATGCCGTAGCACCATTGCTTGTTAGATAACCAGCTATAAAAGTAACACCACTTGCCCCGCTAAGTGAATTTTCTTGCTGTGTAAATGTCTGAAGTCTTGAAAACCAATCAGGAATATCATTTACTAAATAATATCCTTGATTCTTTTCGGCTGTCGTACCAAACAAACTAAGACCCTTAACCGAAACCATGGCTCCGATGGTTGGTGATCCTTCTTCGGATGTTGGGACAACCAGTGATTCATCTAATATTGTAACTGATACATTTGGTCGTGCCATAAATTCTCCTTAAAAATATTTTCGTCTAAAATATATATTATTTTAGAGAATTTAATCAAAAAAGCCAATATTGTGTGCCAAATTGATTTCTTCTTGGGTCTTTTTCATCGAACCAGCGGTCTTCTCCATCCCATTCACTTCTTTCACCAAAGCCATCTTCTACAAACATTGGAATAATTTCATTCTCAATTTTTTCTATATCCTTTTCAAAAAGCTCAACACGAACATCTTTATTAGTTAACGCCTCAAAGAAATCTTGTCTTGTCGCCCAAGCAAACAAAACTAGAGTCATTACAAGATCGTCTGTATGACCTTCATCGGCAGCAAATGATTGACCATCTGCTATGAAAGTTGTCAATTCATCAATAGTATCTGGATCTTCAATTATTAATTTATCTTGTTCTATTAAATTCTTTAAAACAGCACATCCTAATTTTTTAACAGGAACTGTTGTACGTACACCAAGTTGTACCCGCTTCGCTCCCATCCCGGTTTCAGTTATGGTTTGTCCTTTATGACCCTTAAACGCCGCTTTAACCAAATTTTCATATTCCAAGTCATAATGTAAAATATCGGCTACTTGGCTTCCTATGTCATTTACCTCGACAAGAACATGCGCTGTGTTGTATTTCTTACCAACAGAGCGAATATATGAAGGTAAAAGCAGAGGTGATACAGTATTGCTTTTAAAACGCGCTACGATCCGATATGGCATGTCCGAGATATCAAATACGGTAAAGGCACTATTATCACCACCCTGGCCTCTGGCAACGTCTACAGTGATAAAATAATTTCTATCTTTAGTCCCATTTTCCTCTATACCAAGAATTGGTTCCTGATATATTAGAAGACCTTCTGCATTTCTTTGTTTTGGTTTACCATAACTTAATTGATTTAATTTCTGGGCATCAATTAATGTATTTGCAGAGCCAATGAATGAGCAGTTAAATTCCGCATCAAACTGTCTTTCTGAAGTATTCTTGATTTGTTGTTCTTTCCAAGCCTCATCACGCAATGGACCACCTGGATATTGAGGAACTTCTTGCCAATTTACCTCAAATGGTACATATTCATTTTGCCTAGAAGTAGCACCCTTCCATAATTGATAAAACATATTCAACCCCTTCGGGGTAGAAATAATTATCATTTGAGTACTCTGACCAGCAGTAATTGTTGGATAAACAGAGGAAAAGAACTCTTCTGCTACGGTTGTCGGAACGAATGCAAATTCGTCCAAAAAAATTATATTGTAACTTCCACCACGAATAGCTGATGATGAAGTAGCAGAAGCAAGAATCTTAGATCCATTTTCTAATTGAATAGAACCTTTATTCCATTCCATGATACCCTGTTGTAGCCACCAAGGTAAATGCTCATATGCTTCCCGAATACGAGATAGAATTTCTCTAGCAGTATTTAATTTATTTGCTAGAATAGCCACGCTCATATTTTGATTAAATAAAACTTTATGTAAAAGATAACAACAACCAACTGTTGTGGTTTTTCCAGACTGTCGAGCTAGTTTTCCAATTACAAAACGATTATTACAAAGTTTTTCCACTAAGCGTTCTTGATAATCATATAAATCAAATTGAGTAACGCCTTTATCAAGTGTTACTACCTTTACGTATTTTTTAGCAAAATAGATAGGATCTTTTGAACACTTAATATATTCTTCGACTTGTTCCTGTGTAAATTCAATCTTAACCCCAGCTGGCTTAAGATTTTTATTACCAAGATATCCTGGACCTCTACTCTGTTTGATCGCCATCTTTGTTTTGCGCTCTTTCTTTATTAATTAAATTTTGTAAATCTGTAGTAGATCCAACGTAAATAGAATTATTTGTTATATTTGTAATTTTTTCTTTTTGGATATTCGCATTTTTCTCATGAATACCAATTAAATCTTTATTAACATCTGATAATGTTTTTATCAATAATGCTGCCACTTCATAAGCTCTTGGAGAATCACTGGCCTCAGCGACTTTCATAATACCATCCAGAGCATTCATTCCATTATTCAGAAGCTCTTTCATATTGCTTCTGGCTAAAGAAAAATCAACATCAAGTTTTTCTGCTTTGATTTTTTTAACTTCTGCTTTTATTTCTTTGGATGGGCTTTGGGCCGGATCGTAAAAGATGTCTAAAGCTTTGGAAATTTTTTCAACTGGTTCTTCATCAGGGGTTTTCATAATATGTTATTCCACTCATTGTAGACGAATCTCCTGTATACCCAACATCAAATATCTTAATAGATTCGGCTACAGTATTTTGACCATCGTATAGGCGTATATTCGCATCTTCGATAAGAACTGTTGAAGATTCCTTGATTGGACCATAAAGATATGTTTTAACTGTAAAGTCAAAAACACTATTTACAGTTCTTCTGGTATCAAAATCACCTTCATAATCTTCAACAATATTTAAGCTATTCAAAACTATTGGCACATCCACCTTTTGGTTTAGTGGATTCATATTTAAAGTTACTGTGAAATCAGGAGCAAAATAAGGTAATATTTGCTCAACTATTTGTAGATTATCATCTAAGTTTCTAGAAAATAAATAAAGACCAAAATTTATATTGTAAGGAACTTCTATATAACTGCTCGTAATAACACCATCAATAGTGGATATTTTTTGATTTAATCTATTTAATTTTCTCTGAGAATCATAAAGAAAACCAGTGATTTCAAATCCCATTCTGGGTAAATTCATTCTTGTATGAGTTTCATCAGTCAAACTTGTTTCTGATTTTAATCTTTGAATAAATTTTTCTTTTGGTGAATATATTAACGGAACTCTTGAAGTTTCAATTACATTATCTGAAGCATCAGTTCTATTGAAATAGATTTGGTTAAATAAAGAACCAAAGGCTACAACAGTCTTTCGTATAGATTTATTGTAAAATGGTTCTAGTTTAGTAAACATTAATATCTGCCTTCTGAGAATGGATCAGTTTCAGTAAAATCAAATAGATCATTATCATTTTGATCTACGTCAAGTTCTTTATTATCACCACCAGATTCAAGAATCTTGGGATCTTTCGTGACATTGATTGTTGTAGCATCAATTGCGGTAACATAGTATTTAACATTTTTTGGTTTATCTAGAATTGTTTGTGTAGATGCACCTAGCTGTAGAGTTCCAGTTTCATCCGAGACATAAACATATTTTGTTGCACCGCTAACAAAATCAGCAACAACTGCTGTATATGTCGCATCAGTATAATTTCCATTTGTGACACCAGCGACTTGATAAACAACATCACCAACCTTAAATACAGTTGAAGATGAGGCAGAGTTACCCAACGTAATACGCGAAAGATACATTTTTCTCTTCGTTTCGACTTCATCCACTTCAGTGATTCCTGTTTCAATGGTTTCGTTAGAGTAAGAGAAGAGTTCACATTTAAGTGTATAGGTTGTCAAAATACCAAATTGATAAAATGGAATTTCATCTTCCACAACATTTATTTCAAATAAGTGTTTAGAGAGTGGGAAATAAATTAAATCACCTTCTCTTGGTTTGAAAATATCTGAATTTTTAGAATATATTTCTTGTTTGAATCTAGTAATAGATACTTGAAGATCCAGTTTATCTGTGATATCAATACCAAATTTAGTGGCAACATCACGCTGACCTTGAAATTTCACAACATCCATAACATACATTTCAATTAAATATGCCTGTTTAAATTGTGATAAAATATCTTCACCAAAGATTCTATCCAATTTAACATATTCTCTTGGGATATAATAAACATCACGGCCCATGGCCTTGATTGTTTCAACTGTCAGATCATCCAACAGTCTTTGTTCGTTTCTAAAATCACCAAAGTATGGATTTATTGCCATATTAACCTACAAAAAATTCTGGTGGATATTCATGAGACTGAATCAGCTCATTCTCAATTTGAGATATTTCTGCTGCGGCTTCTGAATAAATTTGACCACCTTTGAAACTAATACCACCTGGTAATTGAACTCCATCATATTTTGCCATATTCGCACCCCATTGACGTTTAATCAATGCGGTGATATACTTTTTAAGCATTCTATCGTTATAAATTTTAGTATATTGCTCTGGATCTATTATTACATATGTTTGAAGTATGATATAATCACCAGGATTGATTACTGATAAATCACCATGAATATGAATTTTTCCAGTAACCTTACTAAAACTTAAAGATTTTTCCGGTTGAAACATGTCTTCAATTAATTTAATATATCTTTTCGTTGAGTCATATGCTGCAAGACCCATCGCATGACCATTACCAATAGAAGTATTTACCCCGAAATAATCTACAAGAGCCAGTTGATATTTAAGATCAAACATGTCAACATTAGCAAAATTACCAAATTGAAATAACTTGACTACAGATAGAATATCATTCCCATCTGGACCATCTCCACCAGGACCATTTGTTGGACCTATATTGGAAACATCAATATATTTGTTTGCTATATCCTGAGCGGTAATCTGATAACGGAAAAACGCTTTTTCAGCACCATCGAAATGGTACTCTGAAAAAAATTGCAAAGCTTCATCTAATCTATCTTGACATTGAGAATCATCCACGTTAATGGTAATAACTGGGTGGCCCAATGCTCTAAGAGCATATTCGATTAATGTTTCTCTTGAATTTGGTCCTGCCATTAAAAAACTCCTTATTTATTTATAAGGAGTTTTTATTCTCAACTCGGCGGTTGAATCTGTTTTGGTTCATGCATCGTCACGGGAATCTGCTGTATTTCATTGTAAGAAATCTTATTTTCTATAAACCATCTTCTTGTAACTGGTTCTACACCTTCATCGTCTTTGGAGTGTTGATAGTTACTAAATCCTGGCATTGACAATGGACATGACAGTTTTGGATAATCCAATTTAGAATATTTCTCGCCTTCTGCCATCAACCAAGTACCTTCTTTATCACCACATCCACATCCCCCGCAGTAATGTTTTCCTGGTGTTTTTGATTCTTTCAGATGTTCGCATGGTGGTAGAACACCACCGTATTGTTCTGTTCCGAAACAAGACACAACTCTTAATTGCTTAAGTGGAATATTAACTTTATTGTCTTGGAGTCCTCTTGATGCTACCGCTGTTGCGAAGCTTTGTATCATCGATAACTTTTTTTTTACCAGACTTTGTTCTGGTATTTCTTGTTTTCTAAATTGTTGTTTATTATCTTGGGGTTCGTTATTTTTATTTTTATTACAATTGCATCCCATAGTAGACCTCATCTTAATATTATTCTTCTAAACAAGAAGAAGTTCACAGTTCTATTTATATTGAATGTAACATTTTTTCCTAGATTTTCATCAGTTCCTATTATTTGTCCGTATAATAAATTCATATTATTAAATATATTTATACCAGTAGGAAATGCTTTTAGATATTTATCCGTCACAAATGTAGATGACGCAAATATACTATTAATTGAAAGAAGATTTTGCAATACTATATTATTTCTATACTGTTCCGTCAAGAACATCATTTCCACAATAGATGGTACGTAATAATCTATAAATCCATTTCTTAATTTTCCACGAATTGTATTAATTGTAGATGATTCTATTCTATTATTTTGATAACGATCACCATAACAGTTCATATAGCCATCATAATAAGAATTTGTAAAATTATTAATTGGATCTGTTGAATAAATTAATGGTGATTTTAAGAAATTTTTATTTACAATGATTGCCCATTTAGAATATTCAGATTCACCAGAGACATCAACATAAGTTGACGATGGTGTTGAAAAATTCAATGCTCCATATACTCTGGAAATTGTGGTGGCATTTGGCTTCTTTGGGGCAAATTTTCCAATATAAATTCCTCCTTGGAATTCATCACCTATTGAAAGACCAAGGGAATCAAATTCTGACTCTGTATATTGAATAGGATTTATATAACTAGATGTTTTTGTAAAACTTTTTGGTGTATAAGCATGATCACAATAAGCAACATCGGCATCAATGGTTTCTGGATTTACCCAGTAACCAGAACATCTATATTCTGGTTGAACAGAGCAAGTATATTCTAATGTTTCTTCATTTAATTCATAACAAGGACCAAGTAGATCTTGTGCAAAAGCATCTGTGGTGGATATTAATTTTGAAGTGACTGTTGTTGTTTCACATGAAGCAGGATCAACACCAGAAACTATTGATTTACCACAGACTTTATTTGGTATAAACACAGTATCAGCAAAAGGATCACCAGTACCAGATTCAACTATTGCTAAATTTGCACAGGCTCGTTCTGAACAAACATTCTGACAAGTAACTCCATTAGGAGCACCATCCTGTATAATGAACGAACAACAAGCATTTGGTATTCTTGCATCAATATCGTAATCTGTATTATCAATAGTAACTCTTTTATCGCATAAAGATGCTGATGAATTAGTTTTACTCCATATCCCACCAATTCTATTACATTCACATTCTGTAATATCTGATTGTATTCCAAATGTTCCATCCCAAAAAGAGTTTGATGAATCATATGGTAGATTATTTACTACTTCTTGTCTTTGGGAATCACTTAAATATGTACAAGCACAGCAATAGCCTTTTTCTGCGGATGTTGGACATGGGGCATCTACATCTGTAATAAAAGTACCAGATCTAGAAAAACATTCATAGAAGGTAATCAATTCAGATGTACCGTCAGCAAAGCAACATTTACCTGATTGCTTCAATTGCTTGCCGTAATCAAAAGTACTTCGGATTCTGGATCTAAATTGAATACTCATGTTGGGCTACAATCCTCATATTGAGAGCAATCAATAACAGAACATTCTAATGGAATACAAAGTGGCTCTGATCCTTCGATTGGAATCAATTTATTTATAAACGTATCTGTAAATGATGTATTACATGTTCCTTGAGGTGTATCTGTATATTGAGTTAATAATTCTGTTACAGGAATATTTGCAAAGGGACTACTTCCACCACAAGCTCTAATAGAAGTAGCAAAATTTATAGAATCTAATACTGCACTCAACTCAGCATCATTATCTTCAACAGTACCATTGAAATTACATGTTGCTAATGGGAAAATACATTTATTTTTTGTACAAAAGTTTTCAGATCCGCAGAAAACATCATCAAGACCAATACGTATGTATTCTATATTTGTAGCATCAATGGAAGGTGGATTGCTACATGTTTCTATACCGCATAAAGAATCTTTATTTAAAGCCTTATTACCAGCAACATATGCACTATTTCTTCCTGGTACTGGTGGTAATTTTATTAAATAATATTCATTACCACCTATGAAAACTTTCCTAATCTGGCTATTTGATATTTTAGCCCATTGATCCAATACAAAACGACATGAATCCTCACCACTACCAGGACATCCACCTTCGCATTTTGAAACACCACCCTCGCCATTGCCACAAAAATAAAAAGGCCGCGCAAAACTTTCACCACGACATGAACAATTTTGATTATCACCACAAGAACAAAAAACAGACATACTATGATGGCATCCACCAGCTGCAAAAACCTCAGAACAATTATCAATACAACTACATATCGAAATTGTTCCAAGGCCAGAACCAAAAATACTTGTTTTATACTGGAAACTACAATCTTTAGGTCCACCTGTTAAATAAGCACATAAATCTCTTGTTTGTGCGAATGCATAACAATTTGAATTCCAATCTGGAATGTAATCGGTACATAAACATTCTTGCTTTTGTTGACTGTCTGGATTACATAACGATGAATTGTTAAAAGATATTTTATATGATTCTGAAGGTGGTTGATTCATAATATAATTTTTTGCTAAATTTTTAGCAGAAAAATTACTATTTTCATTGTAAAAATCTACAATATTTTCGGGTCCTGTTATGCCTCTATTTTCTATAATATCAGTATTACTAAAGACAACAAATCTTAAAGAATCAAAAAAATCTGAAAATCTTTTTCTATCAAGATTATTAGATTCTAATAAATTTTCTTGGTAATATGGATTAGCTTCTGATTGAGTTCCATCAGCAAAATCAGAATCAACAATGTAATCTCTCCAGTTTGGAATAGTTACACAAAAATTATAAGATTTTCTATCTCTATCATATTTTCCATAAACTTTTGCTTGTCTTGGTTGTGTTAATCTTTCTCCTGAACTATTAAGACCATCTTTGGGATTTCCAACAGCACCGTAATGTTGTCTGGCCCCATAAGAGATTCCAAAACCATCAAAAATTCTAAATTCTCCATCTCTTGTTATACATCCAGAATCAAAAATAATTGCTTCATGTGGTGTTTTATATAAGGCAGAGGCATCTCCAATACCATCATCAGCACCATCATTTAATCTAGGTATAATATTTCCAGTGTAATTATTTCCTAGAGATGTTTCTTCCATATATTTTGCTGTATAGTCTACTGTTAATGGGTGTCCTGGTTGTATACTACCAACTTTTAGAGCGTAATTAATATTATCAAATTTATTTGATATCATCTCTCTGAGAAAAAATCCAACATTTTGATTTTGTATAAAATCTATATCACCAGTGTCTGAATTTTTTGAAAATATTCCTTCATCAGTATAACCTATAAACTTAAATAATTTATATTGAAAATTTTCAAAAGTGGTTGTATGATATGGTTTATTAAAAGTTTTTGTGTATAACAAATATGGAGATTTTAAAGTAGTATTATTAGATCCAAAATAAGTTAATCCATTTGTTGGTGTTGCAATTGGTGAATTGTATTTTAAATATCTAAATCCATCATTTGGAAAAATATTTAAATTATTTTGTGTTAATTGAGCTTCTGTAGGTGCTATATTATCTGGAATATATCTTATTCCTAAATTTGTACTATGATAATATCTTGTTCCTTGCCAATCACCATATTCTGGATATGAAGTATTTTCATTATTACTTGCATCTATAGTATTATTTAATAAACTAATAAAAGTTTTAAAATTCGCTCCATTTTTTGTGATATTTTCGGATTCAGTAAACATTGCTTTTCCTCTTGGATTTATTCCATAAAGGGGGCAATTAAGTTGTTTTCTCAACACATCTGTTTTAAAATAATTAACATACCCATTTAAATTATGATAATACTTATCATTACCATCTTTATCAACATATAAAGATAATTTTTGTTGCGGAAGCCAATTTGTTCTATCCACACCCAGATAACCAAATTCTAATGTATCCCAATACGGTATTTCATTATTAGAAAAACCTAAATCTTCCTCCTTTGTGCTATATGGTATTGGTGATGATGTACCATCAGTACTATACTTAAATTCTCTCCATGCTCCATAGTTTTGTACAAAATTTTTCGGATACCATGTTCTGAGAATATAAATTCTCATAGAATTATTTTGATTTAAT